ACGACGAAGAGGGTAGGGAAAACCTCGGCTTTACCGTCACGGTGCCGCTTGCGTCGAGCGTGTCGGCGAATACGAAGGCAAAGCGCAAGCTGACGGACGTATTCTTCACGGCACGGCTTGCCGGAGCGATCCACTTCGTAGAAATTAAGGGCTCGCTGACGTACGAGAATCTGATCGCAGGATGAGGAGGTAAATCATGAGTACATCTGTTTTGACGTATGACCCCCGCAAGGTCATCGTCATTTTCGGCTATGACCGCATCACAGGTTTTGCCGAGGACGAGATGGTGAAGATTAAGCCGAACGGCGAAGGTATGCAAATCTACGTCGGCGCCGACGGCGAGGTCGGGCGCTCGGTCGACCCGAACCATACGTTTGAGATCACCATCAACCTTGCTTCGACCTCGAAGAGCAACAACACATTCACGAAAGCGTACAATGCCGATCGTGTGAACGGCAGCGGCAAGCGATCTCTGCTTGTCAAGGATTTGTCGGGCGATACGCTCTTCTTCGCCAAAGAGGCTTGGCCGTCGAACTTCCCGGAGGCGGCGAAGGGCAGGAAGATCGCCAATCATGAATGGGTTCTGCACACGGGACAGATCACGGATCCGATTTTGGGAGGGAATAGCTGATGTTGAAACCAGTGGAATATAAGCAGGGCAAGACGGTGTTTTACATTCATCGCTTTCCGCCGTTTATGGCGATGCGCGTTTTGGGTGAGCTGAACAAGGTTATCGCCCCTGTTTTGGGAGGGGCGGCCAAGGGGCTTGAGAGCGCGGATATGGAAGGCGGCAACGGGCTTGGCGCGATTGCGCCTGTCCTTGGCGATGCTCTGAAAAATCTCATGCTGATTGACGGCGATGTTATGGAGCATGTGCTGCGCCTTGTTTTGGACGAAAACTATATCTCGGTGAGCACGAATGGCTCCAAGAATAACCTCGCCTATATGACAGAGGAGAAGGTCAACGAGGTGTTTGAAGGCAAGCCGATTGACATGATCATGCTCGCCGTCGAGGTCGTGAAGGTCAACTATCTGGATTTTACGATGCTCTCCAGCATCCCGACTGGATTCCTAAAGACGCTGGGGACGATGAAATCAGCATTCCAGGAAAGCTTGCAGACGAATTTAGAAGCGTCGTCTTTATCTACCGAGTGATTGATGAGGGGATGGTGTCATATCTCGACGTGCGTGATGGCAATGTCACGCTCGCCGAGATTGTACGCATGGTGCACTATCTCGATATGAAAAGCGCCATAAAACAGAAAGCCATGGATGATGCAGTGAAGGGGGTGAAATAGCGAATGACTACGAGAGAAATGATTATCCAGTTGGCTTTCCGTGTTGCTGAGGGTGGTTTGAGGGGCGCAAATAACCTCATCAATCGCCTCCGAAATGGTGCGGGCAGCGCTGATGGAGCGATACGCCGCATGTCTGCTGGTATGCAGAAGCTCAACGGCGCAGCAGGCGCTCTTATTGGCACGTTGGGAAAAGTGGCGGCAGCCATGGGCGTTGCGTTCAGCGCTGTCGCCATTAAGAACTCTGCTGACGAGGCGATGAATCTCGACAACAAGCTGCGCGTCATTTACAAGGACGATGAGCAAGGGCGCCGTGCCATGAAAGACAAAATCTTTGACATGGCGAACGACGCACGCGGCTCTTATACGGCGACGGGCGATCTCTTTTACAAGGTCGCCCGCACAAGTGAGACGACGGGGCTGTCTTTGGACGAATCAGCGCGGCTTGCGGAAATCGTCTCGAAGGGGCTTTCCCTCTCGGGGGCGGACACGGGCACTGCTGAAGGCGCGATCTTGCAGCTTGGTCAGGCGCTTTCCTCCGGCGTACTGCAGGGTGACGAGCTTCATGCACTGAACGAGGGCGCAGGTGCGCTCATGCAAGAAATGGCAAAGTCCATGGGCGTGAAGATTGGCGACCTCAAGGAGATGGGCAAGAACGGCGAGCTGACATCAGACAGAGTGGCGAGGGCGATCCTTGCCTCGGGCGATGAGATCGACCGCCAGTTTGCGACGCATGTGCCAACCATCGGACAGGCGATGCAGACCATCAGCAATACGTGGACAAAGACGATGGGCGACATCCAAGACCGCACGAACGTCTTTGGCGCAATCGCCGAGGGGCTGATCTCCGGCATCAAATATGTCGGCGGGCAAGTTCATGCGTTCATGGATTTGCTTGAGGGCAAGGACGAAGGACGGGCAGAACATCCCGTCCTCGCCGCCTTTGTTGACGGCGTGAAACTCGTCAAAAACGAGATCGATTATGTCAAAGGGAGTATCCAGACGTTCCTCGCGATATTACGTGGAGATAAGGATGCTCGTACGGGGCATCCTTATCTGTCTGTTTTGGCGGACGGCGTTTTGAGATATATCAATATCTTGAGAGATGGTATGGAGCCGGTTAAGGCGTTCTTCGCCATCCTAGGCGGTGATGCGAGCGTACGGAAGGAATACCCAGAGATTGCGGCATTTGCAGATCGAATCAATCGCGTCATAGAAAAAATAAGAGAAGCGAAAACAGCCGCAGCGGAACTGTTTGACTTTTGGTCGTTGAATAAAAAGCAAAAGAATGGCGAGGAGTTGACGGAACAAGAATCTGAAAGGTATACGCAGATACAGCAGGAAAATCCTCTGGCTGTGAAATTCTCTGAGGTTTTGGATGGTTTCGGGAAGGTTTTCCAAACGATAATGCGTATTCGCGAGGCGATTATCAGTGTATTGGGGTCGGCTATTGCAGGTATTATTGATGCGGTGACATCGTTTGGGCTTAATTGGGAAGCCGTTGAAACGGATGTTCTTGATGGAATTGCTGCTATTCAGCGGGCTTGGGCGAATTTGCAACCGCTGATTGAAGCGGTCACGCCACTTCTGCAGTTTATAGCTTATGCTGTTGGTACGGTAATCGTTGGGGCTTTGTATGCGATGTACAGGACATCAGCATTTGTATTCAAAGCAATCGCAAAACTGATTGAATGGGTCAGCACTCTCTTAGGCGGTCTCGGCGAAATGATTAAGTGGCTTGCCGACGGATTGACGAGCATCCTCACCTTGGGGAGTGCGGTTGGCAACATGAAAATGCCGGAACATCAATGGGGTGACTGGAAGAATGTGGGAAGTGGCGGGGTCAGCCTGACGAATAATAACAGTACGTATGCGCCGCAATATTACGGCATGGATCCCGTCTCGCTTGGCACGCAGCCAGAAAAAGATCGGATGTTTTTCGCAACAGGGTATTAGGTGGTGGAAATATGCTGCAAAATCTCATGGGTGGAAACGCCCCTGCATCAGGCCTCGTTCGCACGGAGAGGACGCAGATCGGTGAAAACCTCTTCGTCGATGTCGTACTCTCGCGGGAATCGGCGCTTGAGAGCGAGGTCACGGAAAACCCGGTGGAGGATGGCTTCATCATCGCCGACCATGTGCGGCGAAAACCTCTGTCGCTGGCGATGGAATGTGTCTTTACACCGACGCCCGTGAGCTTCGACGCGAAGGGCACGCCGAGCTTCCGTATGAACGGTGTGGCAAATGAAATCATGCGCATATACAAGGCGGGCGATCCTGTCACAATCAAGACGCCCGATGCCATCTACAAAGACATGGTGATGCTCACGTCACCATTGGTGCGCAGCGTGCAGAACGGACTTTGTTATCGTATGCAGATGACCTTCAAGCATATGCGCATCGTCAATCAGCGCAAAGAGGACATCCCTGCCGACGGCACGACAGAAGAAGCCACAGGAAAGGCAGGCGCTACGGAAACGGACGGCGGCATGGCGCAGAAAACGGACATTGGCACGGGGATGAAGATGCGTCCGAGCGGCGGCGCGTCGCCTGAGCTGTCTACATCAGGCATCGACCGCAGTCATGCGGGAGACTTCCAGACGGGCAACGAGATGACGGCGAACACGGCGGCAGTCGGCATCGCCGCCTGTCTCCTCGGCAGCGGGGATTCGCTCTGGGGCGCAATGGATACGGGATGGAAGGTGAAGCAGTCATGGTGAAGCTGACCTTGCTTGATGCCAACGATTTTGTGCAGTCCGTCCTCTTGGATGATGAGCCGTACAAGCTGCATTTTGCATGGAATGATACGTCGAAGGCTTGGACGCTCGACCTGCGCGACAGTCATGGAAAAGACATCGTGCGCGGCATCCGCATCGTGCCGAACTTTCCGCTGCTGCATCAGATGAAGCGGAACGGACTGCCGAAGGGTGAGTTCATGGCGGTCGTCGTGAATTTCACACGGAACGATTGCCAGACGATTGGACGACGGGACTTTTTGAACGGCAGGGCAAGCCTCGTTTACATTTCGGAGGTGGAGAAGGATGCCATTCTGGAAGCGGCAATATCGCGTTAATTTTCCCGACCTCGGGTTTTCTTTCGAGGATTCCGTGAAGATCGAGTTCCGCGTGGAGCGCGACATCGGGCGCGAGGTCAATAAGTGTGAAATTAAGCTCTATAACCTCTCGTTGGAGACGCGCGAGAAGATACAGAAGAATGATGTGCGTGTGGAGCTTTTCGCGGGATACGAGGGAAACGGCGGTCCGATGAAGCTTTTCTCGGGCGATACAGTGCAGACGTACACGCAAAGGCAGGATATGGACGAAATGACAAGCCTCACGGTTGCCGACGGCTTTCTTGCCGTGCGTGACAGTTGGTTTGCCATATCCTTTCCTCCGGGTACATCGGCAGGGGCGGTGCTTGATGTCATTGCATCCAACATGGGGCTGCCTTTGGAATATGGCGATGGTGTTGCGCTTGGAAATTTTGCCAATGGCTATTCATTCGCCGGGCAGGGTTCGGCGGCGCTCGATGAGGTCTGTGGCTCGCAGGGCTGCACATGGAGCATCCAGAACGGCATCCTGCAGATCATTATGAACGGCGGCATTGCAGCGAATCGCGGCTTTGTATTTTCGGCAGATTCGGGACTGATCGGCTCGCCGGAGCGCGTTGTTGACTCCAACCCTTACGAAGATTTGGAGAACGAAAAGCGCAAGAAAAAGAAGCGCGAGAAAAAGGATACAGGCGAGCAAAAGGCAGGCTGGCGCATCCGAACACTGCTCTCGCCGACCATCACGCCGGGCGATGCCGTGAAGCTTGAGGCAAAGCAAGTCGTCGGCTGGTTCCGCGTGCAGAAAATCGAGCATACGGGCGACAGCGAAGGCGATGATTGGACATCGGAGATGGATTTGGTGGAAGGGTTGGATGAACTTGCCAAAGAGACAGACGAGCAATGAGGCGAAGAGCGCCATTATGAGTTGGGTGAATGGAGCGATCAGCAACGTCCATACAGCGTTGCCGGGTACTATCGTTTCTTATGATGCGGACAGCAATCGCGCGAGCGTGCAGCCCTTCGGCGCGATCAAAACGAAGGATGCCAGAAGCATCGCCTATCCCGTGATTCATAATGCCCCAGTGCAGTTCCCATGCGGTATGGGCGGACGCGCGGGCATCACATTCCCGATTCGCCCCGGTGATGGCTGCATCGTGCTCTTTGCCGAGGGGCAATTGGACGATTACTTGTCCGGCGGCGATTCGTCGGATGGACGCAAGCACAGCCTCAATGACGCGATGGTCATTCCCGGCATGTACAGCACTGGCGCGACGACAGGAAGCCGATACCCTGACGATGTCGTGCTGACGAACGGCTCTGCCTGCATACGGCTCGGTGCTGACGGCTTCGGCGGCAATCTCGCAGACGGCACATCATTTCAGATTGGCGGTGGCGATCTCGTCGTCAATGGTATCTCGCATTCGCATCATACGCATCCGGGCGACAGCGGCGGCACAACG